ACTCATCATACTTCTCTGGATAGAAACGCTTTAGCTCGGATTGTGCTGACTTTGTCAGGTCGTCCATAGACAGACCATCACGGTCAATCAGCTCGGGAAGCGACGGTAGATCATCTACACCCATCTCACGGGCAATAGCCTTAGCTTCGTCTGGAGACAGGAACTTGTCTACCTTAACGGAACCAGAGATGATCCAAGACCCAGTCATGTTTGGGTTTGTCTTGTACTTGTAGTTACCGCCTACAGGTAGCTGGTCTGTGATCTCGGCAGTGGATAGGTCTGGAGTAACACCGTCAGCCAATGTGGTCATACGACGGTTAGCTTCTTCCTGCCACGGCACATCGTCAGGCAGCTCTACTCGTGCCCATACTTCCGTCGCCTTACGGTAGTTAACAACCTTCTTACCTTTGATTGCCATACCACCAAGGTGGGTGGACATAGGTACTTCGGCAGAATGGAAGCCGGGGCGTGGTGCTACACCGCCTGTAAGCGATGCTTTGACCTTACCTGTTTTAGGATCTACTTCACCAAACTTAGCGTCGTACCACTGCCCTTCTTCGAAGTGGTCGTTCTTATTAACAAACAGTGGACGCCCTACTGTAGGAACATCTCCTGCTTTTGACTTCACGCCAGTGCCGGGCACAACGTCGTATATACGGTAAGCTGTAATTGTCTTCTTTGGCGGCTGGCCGGGCACTACTTCGTTAAGCGCCTCGTCTAGTAGTGTTGTTGCTGAGTCTGGTGTGATGGGCACTTCTTCCAGTGCGTCAGCATCCACATCCTTCAGCTTAACATTGCCTAAGTTCACGCCCAGTGTGTCTGGGTCAAACTCAATGCGCTTGGCTAGATCAAATAGTGAGTTAGCACCTGCACGAATAGCCTTCGAAGCTACGATTCCTCCCGGGACTGCTTCTGCGACTGCGAGGGCACCTTCGCCCACCGCAAGTCCCATTCCGAGTTTGTCATCGTTGAACTGTGCTTTCTTAAATCCTCGGTATGCTTCTTGGGCGGAGAAAGCAAGGCCAATAGGGGTAAAATCACTAAGACCAGTACCACCATCAGTAATCCCAGCATCTTCATTTCCAACAATCCTTCTTGCTGTCTTTTGCGCCATATATGGGTCCATACCCAGAGTACCCTCTAGGTAATCCGCAAAATCGTTTCTGGTGTTGTCACGCCAAGTCTGTGGGTCTGAACTTAGCTCTGCGCCTTCTTCGTTAGGAAATGGTAGTCCGCTTTCTGCAGACCAAAATTTGTCGTCTAATAGCTGTGGGTTGAACTGGTTATCGCTACGGTATTGAGCGTAGTTGTTAGCTTCTTCTTCAGAGCCAAATACAGGCAACTTCTCACCTGAGTATGGATCTACGTTACCGTTGTTCTTGTACCAGTCAGCTAGATATCCTGCTTCGTACTCTTCGCCTGTTTCTGGGTTAATCGTAGGCATCGCCATGAAGCCTTCGCCCATAGGCACAACCTTGGTTACCTCAGAGTAGAACTGACCGTCGTCACCTTCGAAGGCAGGTTTGCCATTCACGGTCATCCGTTCACTCATCAGGTACTCTTGACCTTCAGGTGTAGGGAACAATGCGCCGTTTATAATGTCATCTTCGAACCCAGCCGCCGCTGCATCCTCGGGGGTAAAAGGCATACCCCGATCATCAAATGTCTTCTTGTACGCTAAGAGTTCGTCAATGGATGACATGCTATTCCGCCCCTTTAATTACTTCGTCTCGAAGCGTCTTAAACCTACGCAGCTCGTGTATTGATCCTTGGATCTCACGCACTCGATCTAAGTCCTTCGAGGTTTCGAGCTGACCACGCAAAACTTCAATTCGCTCATCCACATACTCCAGCATCAGAGGCATGAAGGTGGGATCGTTTACGGCTATGAGAAGTCTGCGATAGAACTTCTTATCTATCATTGAACAGGATTACCTTGTGGTTGCTGTGGCGGTGGGTTACCGCCGTTAGCTCCCCCGCCCCCGCCTGTGAAGCCTTCAGCTCCCGGCTCTGGTGCGTTGCCCGGTGCGATTGTACCGCCACCTGTACCTGTTGGATCTTGTGCTGGTGCCTGTTGTGGTGCTGCGCCAGTATCTGGCATCAATGCCGCCATGTCTGCCATCAGCTTGGCTTGGATCATCGCCTCACGAGGATCGTTCATGATATAGTCTTCGTCTAAGTCCATAGACGCTGCAATCTCACGCAACACGTAGTCAAACTTGATAAACGGTGCCATAGCGGGATTGCTAGATAGCTGCATAAACTGGATCAGACGCTGTGAGCGGATCTCATTACGCATTAGGCTTTCAGTACCACGAGCTACCACATCGAGGTCGCCCTGATACTTCTCGTCGTAATTGAACTGCATGTTGAATGCGAACAGAGCACGTCCTAGCGGTGCTAGTAGGTAGTCATCGATGTTCTTAACAACTGACTTAATACCTTGTGCCGCTGCGCCCATTAGCATCGACATACCAGACGCTGTACGGCCTACGCCCATAACGCCTGTAGAGCCGTGTGCAAACGAAGGCATACCAGTCGATTCATCAGCCAACTGACGGGCCTTGTCGAACATCATAATCAGTTCTTGCGATACGTTGGGGAACTTGGTGCCGAAGATGGCCTGTCCGGGTGCCCCGCTTTGCCGGCGGAAGACCTTGCCCGGATAGATCGACATGTCTTGGCCGGGAACCAAGTTAGTCTCGTCCACCTCTACAAGCAGGTTACCAGACAGTGCTGCGTTATCGACAGCCATGCGCATAAACCCGTTCATCAACAACTGCGTGTCTTCCATATTTTCTGCAACACCGATGCCGAAGAAACCGTATGGGTTTAGTTCGTATGGTACCGCTGAGTATGGAATACGTGTTGGGGTGAAAGGGTTCATGACCAGACGTAGGATCTGACCGTTACAGATCCATGCGTTTACGTGGATCTCATCATTATCTTTTAGTTCATCAGGTATATCCAGCTCGGCGGCTGCCGCTGTTTCCTGATCGATCACACCCCAGTATTCTAGCACTTCATAGCGTTCGATATCTGTCTGTGTATTGTTATCTTCTAGGACTTCTTCCCAGTATTGCTGTGTGTAGTCTGCACCGTACTCAATCGCCAGCTCGATGCTTTCCTCACGGAAGAACGGACGATGCTTCAAGCCACGCATTTGCGTACGGCTCATACGGTGACGCTGAACGATATATTCCGCATCGTGCATACTACGAGCATCGGGATCTGGGTACAGGTTCCAGATCGATACTGACTCCACTTTTGGAATTGTCTTGAATGTAGGCTCATACTCGCCATCTGCATTCCAGCGTGGGTATTCTTTGTCGTAAGCGAACGGCCCTTTCAGAATGCCTGTACCAAACAATGCGCATTCGAATGCAACCGAACGTAGATGCTTGTCTGCGTCTGACTCTTCAAGCTGATCATGGATCAAGCCTTCCATAAGCTGTGCAGACTTCTTAGCTGGCTCGTATGTGGCTGCCGTAGGTATAGCGCCCGGCCCTGACTGTAGAGCGTCTTGTACTGGTTCTAGTTTGTCCTTGTATGGTCCTGCCTTATCGAGCAACTCAGGACGAGCTGTAATAGGACGCAGTGGTGTTTTCCCGTCTGGCCCCATCTGTTCCTGTGCTTCGAAGTGAATTGCCTTCTCTGCACCTTCAGGATTACGGGACGCCTCGATACCAATCGGGAACTTAGATCCTGCAAACAAGACATCTGTAACCTGTGCGTAAGCAGCAAGTACCTTGGTCTTTGTTAGCTTGATAAATGCCTTGGACTTCTCTGTGTCTGTGAACTGTACTTCTGGTCCGTATATACCTCGGTAGTTACGGTACGCCATCAGCCAGCGATCTTCGTCTGGTTCACGTCGTGTCTTAGAACGCTCGTAGCGTTCACGCACATAAGCAACTAATCCAGAGAACTCTAGGTTCTCCTGTTCTACACCACCATCTTCTTCCAGAGCGACTACGTTCGTAGTCTCCGTGGGAGTGTCTGGGGATAGATCTTCGGGACGGGACATCAAAGCCATATTTAGTATCCAAATACTGAGTCAGAGGGTTGCCATTTGTTGATAGGCTTGTCGCTAAAATCAAATGGGCTAAATGCTCGTGGTCGGGACATAATCCCATAGCGAACCGAGTCATAAGCGTGGTCAGATGCATACCGTGGATCGATGTCATCTGTACCTTTGGGATCGGATGGAATGACAGGTAAATCTGATATGATCTGTCGGCAGTGGTTAAAGAAGATTATGCCGGGCAGTTCCGTGTCTTCGTTTACTTTCAACAGTTCGTGAAACCTGTTCTTTCCAGCGATCCTAGCTCCTGCAGATCGATCTGATGGTCGCCAACGGCAACCTTCTGCTATCATCTCTTCTGCAATGCTTGGTCCTATTTGTCCTCGATTGTGCCAACACGAGCTGTCGAGAATGCCATACTGTATTTTATCACCTTGTTCAGCACTAAGTATAGCCTTAGCTAAATCCCTACCAGTGTGCTTACTTAAATACAGTTCACGGTAACAATAGAGTGTTTCGTAAGAAGGGTCAATAGCAAACCAGTGTACCGCACTGTGTGAACTATAACCGTAATCGCAGGATCTAAACCGTCGCCAGTCATCTGGGATATGGAACGGTTCGCATACATGTACCGCCTGTCTGAACTCTGGGAATGCTGCACCATCGGCAATCGCCCAGTCACCCTCTAGTAGCTGTCGTCTCTGGTTCTCTGGCAAAGACAAAAGGTTGGCTTCGTAGGAACCGTCGTCAGTTAGATATGGGTTGTCGTATAGGCTGGCAGGTATGAACCTGCGGAAGAATAGTGGCTCACCTGCTTTGTCGTGCGTCTCGGGGTATACTAAGTCTTCGCCCGATTCAGGA